ATAATCCACTTGGTAATGACCAAGAACGCATAAGATTATTTAATGATGCAACTCGTATTGCACGTTGGGGTGGAATATTTGGTGGTTTACTACAGTCTATAAGCCCATCAGTTCCTATTGAAGAAGTTTTGGTTAGCATCAAAAATCCTGAAAATAAACAAAACTTCATGACAATGACAATGCTTTACAACCAACTAAAGGCTCTAAAAGATAAATACCCTGGAGACCAGGGAAGAGCAGTCTCAGAGTTTGCAGCCCAGTTTGGTGCACGTAACCTTCTTGTTGCAGTAAGTGGAACCACACCTGGCTCATCAGGTATGGAAGATGCTTGGACATTCTTAAACAATACTCCAGGCGCTAACAACAAGTATGCTCGTCCTAACGAGGATGTAATTCCTTTCTTTTTCCCAGGTGGAGAGTACTCACAAAAGTACTACAACTGGCAGGTTAAAACTGGTGCTCGTCGTAAACTATCTACTGCTGAGATTATGCAAGAGGCAGAGGGCATGGTTTATGCAATGCTCAAGAGTCAGATTGCAGAAAAGCAGATTGCTGGTGGCTACACAGGTGACTGGTATGTAGAGCAGATTGCTATATTAGATAAGCAATTTGGTGGTGCTCGCCCAGTAGATACGCTTGTTACAGGTATCTCAGATGCACGTATTGCAACCCTTGAAAAGGCTTTACAAGACCCTATCATGCAATCATCACCAGTATACAAGCAGATATCTGAGTTTTACCCAGTATTTAAGAAATACAAGGATTTGCTTAATAACATAAAAGTCAGCAACTACGCAGAACTTTCATCTAAGGGTGGACTTCCAACATTAATGCGCGATGAACTCGTTGCATTAGGAGAAAAATTAATGATAGAAAACCCTGACTTTATCCGTATGTACTATGGAGTCTTTGCAGGAATACTAAAGGAGAGTAACTAATGGTTGATGCTAATAAGAACGGCATTCCAGATAAAATAGAATCACCAGCATCTCTTGCAGCAAATAGACCAACTGCATTCTCTTCAATGTCAAACATTCCAGGCACAGGTAATCTAAACTCTTCTAATATCTGGGCTGACGCAGCAAGCAAACAAGACCCATTTTACTTATTTGGATTTGCTACAGAACCTCTTCGCAAAGCAGAAATGTATCAAAATCTTAACCGTGCTCTAAATAATAGTCGAAGCGCAGAAGCAGCAGCGGGTGGATTTAAGAATAATTTTGATTATATCTCAAGTCTTCTAGTTAAAACTGGATTAGTTAAGAATTCATTAGGCTTTGCTAGTGCTATGGATAAGGTAGTTGCTGCATCTGTTGGTATGAACGTTGACCCATTTACCTTTCTTGAAAACTATCAAAAGAGTCTTAGTGGTGGCAAGGCTGTTAAGCAGCCAGATACTACTACACGCTATGCCAAGCAAATCCAAACTGCTATGCAGTTCAAGGACCTTGGCGATGCTCGTCAATATTACAATGATGCCTACTTCACAGCATTTGGCAAAAACCCATCTGCTGACCTAGATAAGAAGTTTCAGGATGCTTGGAATAAGCAAGTCAGAGACCAAGATAAACCTACAACTACAAAGACAACTACTGAGTTTGCTCCTATCTACGACAAAAAAGCAAAGCCTCTTATTGATAAAAAAACTGGTGAGCAGAAAAAAGATAAGTTTGGCAATCCTATCTATGTAGACAAATCTGGTAAACCTGCAATTGCGCTAGACCAGTCAGGCCAAAAGCGTTATACAAGCGTAGTTACTGGCACAACAACATCTGCTGGAGAAGGTTTTACACCAGAAGAGCAGAAGCAATTTCTTGCTGACTTCTTAGTGGCTAACAACCCTAACACTGAGTGGAGCGTTGACGACCTAGGTGGTTCTGCTAAGTCTCTTTATGACACTATTGCATCATTCCACAAGGCTAACTACAGTAAGGTTCCAGACCTTCCTAGCCTATCTACTTTGATTAACAATGTTCTTTCTAGTACAGATGAGAAGGTTGCTACAGAGTACATTACTCAATATCAGAATACAATTCGTAAGCAAACTGCTAATAAGTTTATGAGCCTTTCAGAAGAGATTAAGGCTGGAGAAGATGCTGACAAGTATGTCAAGCCACTCCTTGAAGTATTCACTACTGCTCTTGAAAAGAACTTTACACAGGATGACCCGTTTGTAATCCAAGCACTTAACTTCAAAGATGATAAGGGTGTATATCGTATGCCTAACGCACTTGAACTTAATCAAATGATTATGAACCATCCTGACTACGGCAAGACAGCCAAGGCAGTTAATGAGGCTGTTGACTTAACCCAGAATCTAAGAAGCAAGTTAGGACGCGGATAATGGCCGATGCATCATCAGCATTACGAAAGTTACAATCTGGTCAGACTCTAACAGACGCTGAAAAGAAGTTACTTGGTATTTCTGTAACAACTGCAGCAACTCCTGCAGTGACTCCTACTCCAACAGAAGTTGCAAAGCCAGACCCAACTAAAACAGCCTATGCAGATTTAACTGCTGCACAACGTTCTGCCATGAGCAATGCAGAAAAAATGGCTTATCTCGAGTCTGCTCGTGACGCTTCAAGAGCAGCGGCTGCTACAACCCGTGCAGCATCTGACCCTATGCTTGATTTTTCAAATCGTCCTGATGCTCCTCAGTCTGACCCTAATTATATCTTCTATTATTCTTGGATTGGTGGAAGAGATAGCGGAAGTTGGAAACTTTATCGCGCTCCTAACACAGATGCAAATCAAGCAACATATGGTTCTCGTGCTATCGGTGGTGAAACTCAAGCAACTTCAACTAATATAGTTGGCGCTAATGCTTTAACTGTTCAACCAAAGCCTCTTTATGGTGATGATGGAACTATTACTGGTTGGGATGTAAAAGGCTCTTCTTCTTCATCCTCATCGTCTTCCTCTTCATCGTCTTCATCCTCTTCCTCGTCGTCTTCGTCATCTTCTTCATCTAGCAGCAGTAGTAATAATTCTACAACTTTAACAACTAACAACGCAACTGGTGCACCAACAACTAACATTGATGTACTAAAAGCAGCACTCAAAGCAATGGGATTCTCATCAACTATTATTGAGTCATCTACATCATTTCTCAATTCACTTATTGGTCCAAATGGTGGTCTTGACTACGATAATGCTACAGAAATTTTCTTAAACAGCAAAGAGTACACACTTAAAAATGGTCAGAAGATTACCTCTCCATTTTACACAGAGTACGGCTATCTTAACGAAGGGCTAACTGTGCCTAAGACAGCCAACGAACTGTTTAACACAGTTGAAGGTTTTAAGGGTGTAGTAGATAAATACAAGTTGAGTTCTAAGTATCTTACACAGGATGCACTTAAGTCATATGTTAAAAATGATGTGACAGTTGCAGACCTTGCAGAGCGTGCTGGAACTGCTCAACTACGAGCACTTGAAGCAGACCCATTCCAAGTTAATGCGCTTATCAAGCAAGGCTTTATTTCATCTGCAGCAGACCTAGCAGACTTCTATCTAGACCCTAAAATTGGTAAAGAGCAGTTAGAACTGAATCGTCAGACTGGTGTATTTACAGCAGAAGCACTTCGTCGTTCTAAGTCTGGTATTTCAACATCAGCGGCTCAACTATCAGGATTCAAGCAACTTACAGCAACTCTTGCTGCCAAGGGTTATTCAGAAGCGCAGATTGCACAACTTGCTGGTCAAGGCTTTGAGAACATTTCTGAAACATTAATGCCTACAACCCAACTTGCTCAGATTTATGAGAAGGCTGGTGGCACTGTTGAATCTAATGCTGCACTTACAGAGAATATCCAAAACAGTCTTCTACAAGAAGAGTTTATGGGTACAGCATCAGAGCGTCGCAAGAGATTATCTGAGCAGAATGTTCGTGCCTTCCAAGGCTCGGCAGGTACAACAACAGGTTCTTTACGTCAAACAAACGTACTAGGAATCCTATAAAGAATCCCCACCTGGACCCATCGGCCCCAGGGGGCGTAATAGACCGATAGTACAAGCCAATGCAGATACCCCATCTGAAATTGAGGTGTGCGATAACTACTAAAAGGGAGACTCGCTATGAGCGAAAACCGCGACAACTACTGGGCAGATGACGAAGACGATGAAGAAACAACCACACCTGTGTTTGAATCAGATTCAGACCTTGTTAAGCGACTACGTAAGCAACTAAAGGCTGAACAGCGTAAAAGCAAGGAACTTGAGGCATCATATGGTGAACTCACCAAAGCCCAAAAAGAGCGGATTCTAAAGGATGTACTTACATCCAAGGGTGTCAATCATAAGATTGCACAATTCATTCCAAATGATATCGAGGCATCTGAGGATGCTATCAACGCTTGGTTAGATGCAAATGGTGATGTCTTCGGATACACACCAGCACCTAAGCAAGCAGTTAACGAAAATGATATCGCTGCTATGCAGAGAATGGATTCTGTGCTAACTAATGCTGAGACACCTGCTTCTTCTAACGATTTACAAAATCGTCTTGCTAACGCAACAACAGAAGAAGAGATTCTATCCATTCTCAGCGGTCAGTAAAAACCGCACACTAACCAGAAAGGGGATATCGCCAAATGGCTGATGTCTTTTCAACTACAACCTCTGGGTTAGGTTCCAATCTTGTAACTATGGCGTATGACAAGTTGATTGAACTCAACTTGCGTTCAACACCACAGTTCCGTGCAATCGCGGACAAGAAAATCGGAAACCCAACTCACGACGGTTCTTCAATTCGTTTCCAGTTCCACAACGATATTTCTGACACCTCAATCGCAGGTGCCACACTCGCTGAAACTGTAGACCCAGATGCAGTAGCACTACCAGCAACTACAA